CATCCTGATCACACGGTCCTCAAGGCACTTGTTGCCGAGCGTGCAATTTTCTTCGTACTACTCCCTTTCTTCCGCTTTAATGGTGACGCTGGTCTCAGAACCGTAAGCGCCGACATCAGTCGTGACGAACAGGTTCACGTAGCTGCTAACAGCCTTGTGTGTAAGGAGCTAGGGTTGGAGATCAGCCCTTCCCTTGACAAGCTGCGTAAGGCTACTATTAACTGGGTTATGTCACCTTTGAAAGCGTCCACCAACAAATATCTGGACAAAAAATTTTGGCTGGATGCCAGTGATCGCTTGATGTATGAAGGGAAGGCTCCAGAGCTTTCTGATACAAAGCGAGCACGTATGCCTGCCTTCTTTGAACATGCAAACCCCAACCTACCTCAGTATGCTTGAGACCCATGGTCTCCAGTTTACTTCTCTCCTCCAACAACTAGAAGAGAACTTCCCACCACTTAATCCCCACCCGGATGATCCACACTCATTAATCATGTACCGCTCTGGCCAACGTTCTGTGGTCGAGTGGATTCAACACCAACTCAACGAAGAGAACAATGGCTAAGAAACAAGAGCAACGTAGAGAAGCACCTAAGCCCACACCAATGCCACAACGTAGGGAAGAACCTAGGACGACCCTTGGTCAAGGTATTAGGGCTGCAGGTGCAGATGGTATTACTAAGAAAGAACTGAACTTTATTGCGGATACAACTGGCAAGTCTAGCAGTCAAATTATCCAAAAACTAGACCAGGTTAATAAAAACCTAAAGTCTAATGATAAGACTGGCATCAACCTTGGTGCTGCTGCTAGCAATATGCTCATCCGTGAAGCAAGTAAGCAGTCACCCACTGGTTACAATACTTACCTCAGTTCGATCATGGGTCCTGCAATGGGAACTGGTCGTCTTGGAACTGAACTGCAGCGTAGGGCTACTGAGTTTGGTACTACCGGCAGCATGGGTTCACTTATTCCACGAGGTATGAGCGCCATGCCTAGTGGTAGGTTGACTGTATCTGGTGTTGGTAAGCAGTTCGAGCTTCCTAAGACAAAGATACTCAACCCGATTGACCTAGAAACAGGTGGCAACAGGCCTCCTGGTGGTAATAATACTGGTGGTAATAATACTGATGTTGAACCAACAGTTGAGGAAGTGGCTCCTACTACAATAGACACACAAGCTCCTGAAATGTTAGGTATCGGTGCTGACCTTTCCAACTGGGCCACTGGTTTCAGGCGTAAAGGTAGCAGCCGTAGAGGAGCTGGTGCACGTGCTCAAGGTCTAGGCTCACAACGAGTAAACCCAACTGGATCCTTTAGAGGCGGTATGTAATGTCAGCTAAAACAAGATACGATTATCTAAGTAAGTATCGTTCCACGTTTCTCGACACAGCTGTACAGTGCTCTCAGTTGACACTCCCTACTCTCATCCAACAGGATGACGATGTAGGACGTTCAACAAACCTTAGGTTGACTACACCATGGCAAAGCGTTGGTGCTAAGGGAGTGGTGACGCTAGCATCTAAATTGATGTTAGCTCTACTGCCTCCCCAAACCAGCTTCTTTAAGCTACAGATCGATGATTCAAAGATCGGTGTAGATCTACCAGCAGAGGCACGATCAGACCTTGATATCTCTTTCGCTAAGATGGAGAGGTCTGTCATGGAAATTATAGCAGCATCTAGTGATCGCGTTACCGTACACCAAGCTCTTAAGCATCTGGTAGTAGGCGGTAATGCTCTGATCTACATGGGTCCTAAGGGACTTAAGCTATATCCATTGAACAGGTATGTCGTAGATCGAGATGGTAACGGTGAGATCCTAGAGATCGTTACACGTGAACGCATCAGTCGTAAACTACTTGCACCTATCCTCAATACAGTTACTCCTGTCAACTCTCCTGGAGAAGATGGAGCTGATAATGAGGAAGATGTAGATGTTTACACACATGTCAAACGAGACAACAACCGTCTTGTCTGGCACCAAGAAGTATTCGATAAGATCATCCCTGGCTCTCAAGGTAAGGCACCATTGGATGCTAACCCTTGGTTGGTACTCAGGTTTAATGTGGTTGATGGAGAGTCATTCGGTCGTGGTAGAGTAGAGGAGTTCCTTGGTGATCTCCGCTCACTAGAGGCTCTCATGCAAGCACTCGTAGAGGGCTCTGCAGTCGCCGCTAAGGTGGTCTTTACTGTCTCCCCCTCTAGTACTACTAAGCCTCAGACGCTCTCGGCTGCGGGCAACGGAGCCATCATTCAGGGGCGTCCTGATGACATCTCTGTTGTACAAGTTGGTAAGACAGCAGACTTCAAGACTGCTATGGAGATGGCTAGTGTATTAGAGCGTCGCCTTAGTGAAGCATTCCTAATCCTTAACGTAAGGAATAGTGAGCGTACCACAGCTGAAGAGGTACGTATGACACAGATGGAACTAGAGCAACAACTAGGTGGACTATTCTCCCTCCTTACTGTTGAGTTCCTTGTGCCTTACCTGAACCGTAAGCTCTCTGTACTACAGAAGAACCAAGAGATCCCACGTATTCCTAAGGATCTTGTACGTCCTACCATTGTTGCTGGTATCAATGCACTTGGTAGAGGACAGGATAGGGAATCACTGACTCAGTTCTTCACTACCATTGCTCAGACACTTGGACCCGAAGCTGCTGGTACATACCTTAACCTAGATGAAGCAGTGAAGCGTCTTGCTGCTGCTCAAGGTATCGATGTACTCAACCTTGTTAAGTCCATGGCTCAAGTCCAACAGGAACAAGGTCAAGCACAGCAACAAGCACAAGAGATGGAGCTACTGAAGCAAGCTCCTAACATGGCTAAAGCTCCACTGATGGATCCAACAAAGAATCCACAACTATTGAACGGATCAAATGAACAAACAAACACCAACGAGATCCCAGAGATCGAACAAGAAAGCAACATCCCCGGAGGAAGTCCCTTCGGTTGACACAGTTGATGATCAAACCAATACTGAAGATACGCCTTACATGAAGCGTACTAAGATTGGTGAACCCACCATCGGTCGTTCCCCCGATTTTGTCAAGACAGTAGGTCTTGGAAATCTAACCGTTATCACAGCAAATGGCAAACGAAATTACACTTAATCCGTATGAGCAAGTAGAGGGTGAACTCTCTGCTGAAGAACTTGATTCTCTGGAAGTTGGTGAACGTCTAGCTGAGCAAGAGAATGAACTGCTGGCTGGTAAGTACCGATCAGCAGAGGAGCTAGAGCGTGGCTACCTTGAGCTACAGAAGCGCCTCAGTGGTAAGGAAGAACCTGAGGTAGAGGAAGCACCGCAGGAAGAGGAGGAGGCACCTACCGAGGAAGGTGGTGACCTGTATGAAACAATCATGGAGTCCTACCGTACTGGTGAATGGGACCCTGAAGTTGTTGGTAAGGTGGAGGGTATGGACCCTGTTGATGTAGCTAACATGTTCCTTACTAATCAACAGGCTCAACAGCAAAGCACTCCTCAAGCTACAGAGGCTGACATTGAACAGATCCAACAAGCAGTTGGTGGCTCTGATGAATACCAGAGCATGATTCAATGGGCTGGTCAGAACCTATCTGAACAAGAAGTAGCAATGTATGATGCAGTGATGGATCGTGGTGATCCTCTTGCTATGTTCTTTGCTGCTCAGGCTCTTAATGCACGTTACCAAGATGCTGTAGGGTATGATGGTGAGATGCTTACTGGCAGTGCACCACGTAATACTGGTGATGGCTTCCGTTCACAAGCTGAACTAGTGGCAGCTATGAGTGACCCACGTTACGATAAGGATCCAGCCTATCGTGCTGATGTAGCCGATAAACTGGAACGCTCTAACATTAATTTTTGATGAACGACACTAACATCTTCGCTAAAGAACCCACCATGTACACTGACGAATCCTACACTGTGCCTCATAACGAACGTGCTGAACTCCTCAACGGTCGCCTTGCTATGCTTGGCTTCGTGGCTGCTATTGGTGCTTATATCGTAACTGGTCAAATTATCCCTGGAGTATTCTAATGGCTTGCGGAAGCAAAGGACACAAAGGTAATGGCGGAAAGAAAAAGTAACGTCAGCCTAAAGATTGGTGTACACAAGTCACGTACTGGCGGCCTCACAGCTGCTGGTCGTGCCAAATATAACAAGGCTACTGGCTCTAACCTCAAGGCTCCACAGCCTGAAGGAGGGCCACGTAAGCGTTCCTTCTGTGCCCGTATGGGTGGCGTGAAGGGGCCAATGAAAGACGAGAAGGGTAGACCTACTCGCAAAGCACTAGCCCTCCGTAAATGGAAATGTTAAATGGCTAAGCCTGGTTTGTACGCTAACATTCACGCTAAGCGTATGCGTATTAAAGCTGGTTCTGATGAGAAGATGAGGAAGCCTGGTTCACCTGGTGCTCCTACTGCTGCTCAATTCAGGAAGTCAGCTAAAACTGCTAAAAAGAAGTAACTATCATGCCTAAAGTCGGAAACAAAGAGTATCCTTATACTCCTGCTGGTAAAGCAGCAGCTAAGAAGGCAGCCGCTAAAACTGGTAAGCCTGTTAAAATGCCTTCCAAGAAGAAGGATTATTGATCGATAGAGGCTTAGCCCCTAGCGAGTAGTGCTGGGCCTCTTTAATGAGTAGATGGAAATATAAATGTTCCTTGCTATCTTATTATGATTCCTCTTCTAACTACTCTGTCAGTGATTAGCTCTTGGTATGGTCCCGGCTTCAATGGGAACCTTACTGCGAGTGGATCACGATACAATCAAAACGGCCTTACTGCAGCGCACAAGACACTCCCCTTTGGTACACGTTTAAAGGTGTGCTTTAAGAGGTGTGCCGTGGTGACGGTCAATGATCGTGGACCCTACATTCATGGTAGGAGCCTTGATCTCAGTAAAGGTGCGGCTGATGCTATCGGTCTCACTGCCTCTGGAGTTGGACGAGTTAATGTAACACGTCTTAACTAACTACACATGACTACTACTCTAGTAGCCTCTAAGTCCCGGACTAATATCTGGGACTCTTACTTGAGCTGGGTAACCAGCACAGACAATCGTCTTTATATTGGCCACTTTGGAGTCCTTATGATTCCTACTCTGGTGGCCGCTGCTACATGTTTTATCATCGCATTCATCGCGGCTCCCCCTGTCGATATTGATGGCATCCGAGAGCCCGTAGCTGGGAGTTTAATGTATGGAAACAACATCATATCGGGAGCCGTCGTTCCGAGCAGCAATGCCATCGGACTACACCTCTACCCAATTTGGGAAGCTAATTCACTTGATGAATGGCTCTACAACGGCGGTCCTTTCCAACTCACAGTATTCCACTTCCTCATTGGCATCTATGCTTACATGGGACGAGAGTGGGAACTTAGCTATCGACTAGGAATGAGGCCCTGGATCTTTGTCGCATACTCTGCCCCTGTCGCAGCCGCTACAGCAGTCTTCCTCGTATATCCGTTTGGTCAAGGTTCGTTCTCCGATGCTATGCCTCTGGGTATTTCGGGGACCTTCAACTACATGCTTGTTTTCCAAGCCGAGCATAATATCCTTATGCACCCCTTCCACATGCTTGGTGTGGCTGGCGTGTTCGGTGGGTCGCTATTCAGTGCGATGCACGGTTCCCTGGTTACCTCCTCACTTGTTCGTGAAACGACTGAAGAGGTGTCTCAGAACTATGGTTACAAGTTTGGGCAAGAGGAAGAGACCTACAACATTGTAGCTGCTCATGGTTATTTTGGACGTTTGATCTTCCAATATGCATCTTTCAATAATAGCCGTAGCCTTCACTTCTTCCTTGCTGCTTGGCCTGTTGTTGGTATTTGGTTTGCTGCTCTGGGCGTTTCGACCATGGCTTTCAATCTTAATGGTTTCAACTTTAACCAAAGCCTTATCGACTCTCAAGGGCAAGTGATCAATACCTGGGCTGATATCCTTAACCGAGCTGGTCTTGGTTTTGAGGTAATGCACGAGCGTAATGCTCACAACTTCCCCCTTGATCTTGCTACACACACTGCACCTATCATTGGTTAATTATGGCACGCGCTACTCCTTTTGATCCTAAGCTGTCCTCAGTGGCAGCTGTTCAATATGTAACACCTACTGCAGGCTCTGCTGCCTTTGCAACTGCATACGGTGAAGCTAATCAAACGCTTACTGAGATGAGCCCTAAAGGTACTAAGGTACAAGCTGGTACGCTTGCTGCCTGGACTTAATTGGACTGGAGGCACCTCAGAGTAGGACCTCCTTTTCTTTGGCTTAGGCCGGTTACGACCGATACCCTTTGCCATGACAGTCGGAGAGACGACAACAAAAAAATGACTATAAAATTTTCTAGGATCCTAGAGAGACAACGCAAACAACTCTCTCTTAACTATTGTGGCTAACACTCTTGTAACTCCTGTAGGTCGGATTAATAATACTAGTTCGACCCCTCTTGCTCTTGGTACTGCTTATGATACCAAGTACGCAACCTATCTGAAACTGTTCTCCGGCGAGATGTTCAAAGCCTATGAAGGCGCGACGATCGCTAAAGGAACTGTTCAAAGCCGTACCCTCAAGAATGGTAAGGCTATGCAGTTCATCTTCACTGGTCGTATGGAAGCTTCCTACCACCAGCCTGGTGAACCCATCCTGGGTAGTGGTGATCCCCCGGTGGCCGAGAAGACCATCGTCTGTGATGACCTTCTCATCAGCTCTGCATTCGTGTATGATCTCGATGAGACCCTTGCTCACTACTCGCTGAGGAGCGAGATCGCTAAAAAAATCGGCTACGCTTTGGCCGAGGCATATGATAAGAAGATCTTCCGTCAGATCGCTAAGGCTGCTCGTGAAGCTCATCCTATCACTGCCGCTCCTGGTCCTGAGCCCGGCGGTTCTGTGATTCAACTTGGTGCTAACAAAGAGTATGATGCTCAAGCACTGGTTGATGCCTTCTTCGAGGCTGCTTCTATTCTCGATGAGAAGAATCTGCCTAAGCAAGGCCGCACTGCTGTGCTGTCTCCTCGTCAGTACTACGCACTTGTGTCTCAGGTTGATAGCAACATCCTCAACCGTGACTATGGTAACACTAATGGTAACCTGCAGTCTGGTGAGGGTCTGTATGAGATCGCTGGTATCTCTATCAAGCGTTCCAACAACCTGCCCTTCCTGGCTGGTAACGTGTCTTCCGTTAACGGTGAGAACAACGATTACTCCGGTAACTTCAGCACCCACTGTGGTCTGATCTACTACAAGGATGCCGCTGGTGTTGTGGAAGCTATCGCTCCTTCTGTGCAGACCACCTCTGGTGATGTCTCCGTGATGTATCAAGGTGACCTGATCGTGGGTCGTCTGGCCATGGGCTGCGGTACCCTGAACCCCGCTGCTGCTATTGAGCTGCAGTCGGCTCGCTCCTGATAAAGGAGACAGCTAATGGGATTCGCACTTGTTGACGGTGTAGGTGTCACTACCAGTGAAACTGCTTACATGCGTCCTCCTATTGAGCCTGGTCGTGAAGGTGGTACGGTTGTTACCGTAACCCGCCTTGGTGGTGGTACTGGCCAAGTGGCTGGTACTAAGGCTACCACTGATGACAACATCAACGGCAGCGGCTGTACCCTTACTACTACTGTCGCTGATGGTGTAGTAACTGGTCAGACTGTAGCCGCTGGTGGTGATGGCTATCGCGTTGGTGATGTGCTGTCGGTTGCTGGCACCACTAGTGCAACCTTCCGTGTTGACACTGTTTCTTATACCAACTGAGGTACTATCTAATGGCTAATCTTTCTACTGCTGCTGGTGGTAATGGTGTGGCTGGTAACGTTAATTTCGCTACCCGCACCGTAACTGGCGCATACGCTTCTACCTATGCTGATAACGGCAACCTGGCTGTCTCTGACAACCATGCTGTTCGTCGCTCGGTATCCCGCACTCACGGTGGTGCTACCGCCTCTGGCGTGTTCTCGGAGACCCAGTGTCTTCGTACTTCTTACTCTGGTGTTGAGTCGGATTCTCCGGCACTTGACGCTAGCCGTACTGCTGCTTAATTAGTTCTAATGGGGATCCTTTCGAGGGTCCCTTTTTTTTAATTTCTTTATAACGTCATTGTTATGCCGTATACCAATAACGCTCAGGCTGAGCTACAAGCTGTTAATGAAATTCTGGCGTCTATTGGTCAGGCGCCTGTTACCACCATCGAGGCACAGACCATCACGTATGAAGATGGGTCTACTGTCGAAGCTGTAATCAACCCGGAAGTTGCAATTGCTTATGAGACCTTAATGCAAGTCTCTCGGGAGGTACAGGCAGAGGGATGGACATTTAACCGAGAGGTTGAGTATCCACTTACTCCTGATACTAATGGCTATCTATCACTGACTGGTAGTATGCTGCAAATTGATCTTAGCGATAACGTAGCTAATAGCAACTACGATACCGTTATTAGGAATAGTAGGTTATATGATAAGATCGGACATACTGATGTATGGGATACCACTAAGACCTACGATGTAGATGTGGTCTGGTATTATGATTTCATTGATCTCCCCCAAGTATTTAAAGATTACATCACATCACGAGCTGCTACACGTTGTGCTATTCGTCTTGTTGGTGATGTCAACCTTACCCAAGCCCTAGCATCATTTGAGACATGGCGTAGGTCCAACTGTCTTGAGTATGAGTGCAATGAGGGTGACTACACCATGTTTGGCTTCAAGCAAGGTGATGGATTCTATAGTAGCTATAAACCATTCAAGGCTCTTGCACGATGACTTCAGTATCTCAACGTATACCTAACTTCATTGGTGGTGTTTCCCAACAAGCTGATGAGAAGATGCTGTTGGGTCAAGTCAAGGATGCCCTTAACTGCTACCCGGATATTACTCTTGGTATGCTAAAGCGTCCAGGTGGTAAGTTCCTTGGTAAGTTGGCTAGTCTTACTGCTAGTACCTCTGATAATACAGCATGGTTCAGTATGTTCCGTGATAACCAGGAGAAGTACATTGCTACTGTATCTTCTGCTGGTGTAACTAAGGTATGGAATATCCTAACTGGTCTTGCTGCTACTGTCACTTACCCAGCTGGTAAGCAAGCATCTATTGAAAGCTATCTGACTGCTACAGATTACCGTAGCATTAAGACCCTTACTATTAATGACTTCACTTATATTGTCAATAGTGAGAAAATAGTAACTGCTAAAGCAGCTCCTAGCTGGAATGCTAAGCGTCAAGCAACACTTATTGTTACTACTGTTGATCACGCTAATACTTATTCAGTAACCATTGGTGCATCTACGTTTACTTATACATCACCTAGTTCTGGTTCTGGTAACCTAATCATCAGTACAGTTATGGCTGGTATCTCTGCTGCTATCACCAGTGGCTTTGCTACCAAGACTATCATCGATAATACCATCTACCTTACCTTTAGTTCTGATACTAATGTGTCTGCCTTTGGTGGTCCTGATGGTAAGTACATCCGAGCCTTCCAGGATTCAGTTGATACCTTTGCACGTCTACCTGAACAGGCTAAGCATAACCAAGTTGTTAAAATCAATAACACCTCAGCTGGTCAAGATGACTTCTACTTGAAGTTCATTGCTGATGATGGTGTAAGTGGTAAGGGTTACTGGGAAGAGACTATTGCACCTAACGTCAGCACTGGCCTAAATGAGGCTACAATGCCTGTTGCATTGATCCGCACTAGTCTTAGTCCTCTTACCTTTAGAGCCACCTTCCTGGACGGCTCAGAGACCATTAACAGCCTTCCTCTACTATGGGAGCCTAGGTTGGTTGGAGACAATGACTCTAACGCACACCCTACCTTTGTTGATAATACTATCCAGGATATTTTCCTATTTAACAATAGGCTTGGATTCCTGACTGAGGATAATGTCTCTATGTCCCAAGCTGGAGACTACTATAACTTCTATCATAAATCAGCTACTACATTAACTGCTTCCGATCCTATTGACCTTAGCTGTGCTAGCATTAAACCAGCTACTATCCGCTCAGTGGTACCTATTACACAGGGTCTACTGTTGTTTAGTGATAGCCAGCAGTTCTTGATGGAGGCAGAGAATGGTGCATGGACACCAGCTAACTGCACTATCAGTACTATTGCTAACTACGAATGTGATAGGTATCTAAAACCTATTGACCTTGGCTCTACTGTGCTATATGCTAGCCGTAACCAGAGCTGGTCTAGGGTATTTGAGATCTTCACTAGAGGTCAAAGGGAGACACCTACTGTTACTGAGACTACTAAGATCGTTCCTGAGTGGATGCCACAAAGCATCACAGACTCCGTAGGAAGTGCCCAGAATGGCCTGTGGGCAGCTTCTGCTAGGGCTTCTAATACTTTGTACCTATACAAGTTCTTCGAGCAAGGAGACGAACGTCCTATGGCTGCATGGGTGAAGTGGCTACTGCCATCTAATGTTATCCATACAGCTGTTCAAAGTGATGTTCTTTATGTACTTACTAGTGGCACTGAGGGTTATACAGTAACTCAACATAAGCTAGTACTTGCACCTAGTACTGGTGGTCTTCTCAATAGCCTTGGTAATACTGTTGATCCTTATCTTGACTCATGGTGTGAAGTAACTGATGCTGCTATGGTATCCCCTACACCACCTACAGCACCTAGCTACAGTAACACTACATCACTAACTAAAGTTTATCTACCTACATATTTTAACACTACTAAGACCATTAGGTTTGTGGTAGGTCTACTGAAAGCAGGTAGCCCTGGTACACAATCTGGTTATACCAATGTAGCAGTATTAGCATCTGATGGTGGTGGTACTTACTTTACCATCCCTGGTGATGTGACTGGTAACTACATCTATGTTGGTTATGAGTATAACATGGAGATTACACTTCCTAGGTACTACTACTCTATGGGTCAGCAAGGTGTTGACTTCACTGCTGTTACTACCACATCTCGTATGGCATTCTATACAGGACTTGGTGGTGATGTCTATTTCAGTATTAGGGATCGTAGTAGGCCTGAGTGGTCTAGTATTGGTGGTGCACAGATTGCTGATTTCTATCCAGCTAACACCTCACCATTCCGTGATGCTTATGTTTATAAAGTTCCTATCTATCAGAGACCAGATAACTATACAATGAAAGTAACTTCAAATACTCCGTTCCCTGTTAGTCTTGTGTCTATGCAGTGGGAAGGACAATACTCACCTGGCTTCTATAGGAGGAGTTAGTAATGGATCTAATTAGTTTAGGCATTGCTGGTATTGGCTCTATCATTAGTGGCTTTGGTGGCCAAGCTGAAGCTGATGCACAGAATGCTGCTATAGAAAGACAGTACAAATACGATATGCAGTCATGGAGGTACGACAAACGTCGTATCAAGTCTGACTATAGACATAGTAATAAGCAGTGGCGTCTCAATCAAAAGAATGAGGAAACACTTGGTGCTTATAAGGATGCTACTAACCTTCAGGATTGGGACTTTAAGTTAAAGATCCAAGCTGCTGAGTATGCATCTCAGATGAAGCAATATGCTAAGTCTGAACAGATCTACGGTCAACAGCTTACCTTCAACCAGATGGCACAAGCTGCTGCCAATGAAGCTGAGTATCGTAAGTTAGAGGATGCGATGAAAGAGATGGCATTCCAGAACCAAGATATTGTTATTAAGGCACTCCAGTCTGAAGGTGTTGCTGCTGTTAAAGGGCAACAAGGTAGAAGTGCAGATAAGGCTGAACAAGCTGAGTTTGCTGCTCTTGGTAGGAACCAAGCTATCCTTGCTGAATCACTGTTGAGTGCTAAGGCTGATACAGGGGCTGCTCTGCGTAAGATTGCTAACGATAAGTTTGGTGCTGATATTGCAGCAGAAGCTAGTCGTATGCTTAAGCCAGATCGTCTTCCTGCACCACCTAAGCCTCTCACTACACCACGTGCTGAGTACCTTGAACCACGTAAGCCTAAGAAGTTTGACTTCGGTCCTAAGCCAATTAAAGGTGCTAAGGCGTCTTCTGCAGCTGCATGGATGGGAGCAGCTGGTGGTCTGATAAGTAGTGCTGGTAGTATTTATGCTGCTGGTAAATAAGTAATTACTAAAAATGGATCAAGTAAGTTACAGAGGGTACGCCCGGAGTATAGGTTTCGATCCTATTAAAGCACCTACGGAAGGTCTTGCTAGAATGCAAGAACGAGATAACCGTATCATACGTGGTATGGAGGATAACCGTAGGGAGATTAAACAGGTTAGAGACGAGTATGGTGCTGGACTTGAACGTAAGCTCAGCATCGAAGCTAGAGATCGTGATCAGAACTATCAGTGGGAAACAAAGCTTGCTGAGGGCCGTCAAAAGGCTATTAGTCGTAATGCAGAGATACTGATCAAAAGTGAGCTACAGAAAGGTGAAAACGCTAAAGCAGTGTTTGATAGCCTTGCTAAGTTTAGCACCACTATTGCTGAAACTGTCACTGAATATAAAAAGCAAAAGGATGAAGCTGATAAGGTTCAAGGTGCTTACCTTGTAGCTTCTGGTCAGATCTCACAGGAGGAACTTAGGAATCACCTTACAGCTAAGTCTCTCCTTAAAACATCTGGTGAGGCTACTAACCAAATTGTTGGTGGCCTACAACAACGTAATGCTAACCCATACCTTGTTAGTAACCTAGCTTCTAGCAATAAGGCTCTCCATGTAGGTATGATGGAAGCTTATGCAAGGCAAGCCCTTAGTGGCTATCCTGCATGGGCTCAAAGTAAACTAGATGAACGTGGTCTTAGTTCTGCTGAGCAGAGGCTTGCTGCTTCGGCTGGATTGCTTGGTGAGTTCCTTAAGGAGAATGGCCTACTGGATATCAAACCAATGGCCATCATGGAGCCCCTACAGCGTGCTAATCAAGCATATAGTGGGCTTGTAGAGTCAGCTAGGAAGTCTGATATCCGTAATAAGTCGGATGATATTCGGTCTCAAGCTAAGCGACTGCTGGTAGAGAATCCTACTGGTGAGTCCTTCATGGAAGCCTTCAACATGATGGCTACCACCTATGGTGAGGATGGAGCTACTCCACTCGGTCGTAGGGGTGCTAGGGATGAACTCATTAAACTTACCTCTGATACTACTCTCTTCTCTGATCAACAGGTAGAGCAGATCTGGTCTAATGCTATGACCGATCAAGGTAGTATGAAGGATCGGTTTAAGGCTGAGTATGATGAACTCCTTACTAATCGACAAAAGGATAAGGAAGCTGAGTTTCAAATCATCGATGCACAAGAGCGTCGCGAGAACAAACGTAAAGAAGATCAGCTACTTGATTGGGTGAGTAACAACAACCCTAATGAAGAGACTCTTACTGCTATCATCAAAGAGGCTAAGACTAAAGGCATCTCCACTGATCGTCTTCAGGCTCACCTTGCCTTCACTACTGAACAACAAAATGCTGACTTCTGGACTAAGCAGTTCCGTGATCAATATGAGCAAGGTACCCTTACTGCTGGTGATGTAGATCAACCTGGTGTTCCTGTTGAAGTACGTGAGACATGGCGTACACGTGCACAACAGTTAGATCAACAACGATCTGATTCTGGTATCAAACAAGAGACCATTAAAGCTGAACTTAGTGATGCACTTAAGCAGAACTTGATTGGTGATAGTACTAACCGTGCTGCTCACTATAGCTTGCGTGGTGCATCTGACTATGCCCTTAAGTTGTACAACCAGAAGTTCAAGCAATACGCTAAGACGATGGAACCTGGTGTTGCTGCTAATAAAGCACGCCTGGATGTTCTTACAGCCATTGAAACTAAGAAGGGAGCCTTTGCTGTCATTGCATCTTCTGCTGCTAAGACAGGTCAAACACAAGCCTTCTATGCTGCATTTACACCTGGTAAGCATCCTGGTGCACCTGCTACCATTAATGTTATTAACTCCTCTGAGGTTATCAAAAAGGTACGTGCTAACAACAATGTAATTAACACAGAAGTACTTGCTAGCCCTGCTCTCCTTAAGGATATCGATAACCGCATTTCCAGTGGTAAGCCAATCTCTATCCCTCAGGTCTATACTGATTTGTCTAGGGCATTGCCTGGCATGACACCTACCCAGATCCTGAATGCTCAACTTAAAGCAGCTGGCCTTACACAACAAGTGAAGCCTGGCTTTAGGGATCAACTGAGTCAAATTAATGATCCAGTGTTGCGTAGTATCTTTGCTCAACCTACTACTCAGGATCGCCTTAACACTACTATTATTGGTAGTGGTAATGCACCTGCTACAGTACGTACAGGTAACAGTGGGTATGCTGATGTACAGGCACTTGGTAGTGCAGCTGGGTTTAAGTTCCCTCAGGTGATGGCTGCTATGTGGGCATTGGAGTCTGGTTGGGGCAAGTACACCAGTGGTAAGAACAATGTCTTTAACATTAAGGCACGCCCTGGTCAAGGCACACAGAAGAATGGATCATACTGGCGTGACTATGCTTCTCCTCTAGAGTCTGCTAAAGACTTTATGAACCTCATGACTGATCCTAGGTATGCTCCTGGTTTGGCTGGTGCTAAGACACCACGTCAAGCTATTGAAGCTATTGCTGCTGGTGGCTATGCTGGTGGTGAAGCTGCTTATCCTAGTAAGATCATTCGTGTAATGCAACAGATGGGTGTCAATGTTGATCAAGTATATAATCCTGCGCCTCCTGCACGTAACCAAGCATTTATGCGTCCCACTCTTGCTTACATTACAGACAACATTGGACCTACTTCTACTGGCCCCCACCTAGATGTTAAACAACAAGACAACCCTAACACATCAGTTAATGAGTTTGCTAGGGAGTTCTCAGCTAAAGCTCTTGATAACTTTGTCGTTGTTGATGACCCTCAATTTGGACGTGTTCCTTTGAGTCGTATTCCTATCACTGATACCTTTGCTGGTCATGTAGCCCGTGGTTCTCATGGTATTGACTACGGCACAGCTAAAGGATCTAAGGTGTTCCTTCAGAATGGAGCACGTATTGTATCTAAATCTCGTACACAACACGGAGATAAATTGGTTATTCAACTGCCGGATGGACGGCGTTTCAGTTTCTTACATGGTAGAACCCTATGACACAAACCCCTTATGTAGATGAAGAAGAACTGAAGCGTCTAGAAGCCGAAGCCCTTGCTGAAGAGCAAGCTTTGCAACAGGCAGCTCCAGCTTATAGTCCTCAGACAGCTCCTGAGACGATGTATAAGGAGGCTACACCAGCTGAGAATAAAGCAGCTGGTAATGTACAACCTGTTAAGTCTCCTCAACAACAAGCTACCCAACAGCTTACTGGTGGTGGTCAACAACCACAGAAACCACTTAACCCTGGTAGTGGCTTTATCTATGGTAGTGGTGATCCTAATGCTAACCTTAGTGAAGACCTTGGTGTTTACGCCCAACGTACCCTTGAGGGTCTTGGGTCAGTTGGTATGGGTATCATTGACTTTGGTGCTGATCTAATTGGCCGTATCCCTGGTGCTGAGTGGATTGATGATACCTGGGATGCTCAGACAAAGTTCAAGAACCCTGGCTTTCAAAAGGTAAGGGAAGTATCTTCTGTCCTTGTTCCTAGTATTGGTGTTGGTGCTGCATCACGTGTAGCTACTGCCGGTATGGCTGGTGGTCCTGTTGCTCGTGGTCTCTCTGCCCTTGGTATTAACGTTGCTGGTGATGTTGCTGTTAACGCTATCAGTGACCAATCTGAGGGTGAGACAGTAGCAACGATTGTTAAAGAAGCTGCACCTTGGTTGCCTGTTCCTGATGCACTAGTTACTAAGGACACTGACTCTCCTGAAGTACGTCGTCAAAAGACTATTTATGAATCAGCTGGTATTAGTATTATTGGTGATATCATTGGTTACTCTGCTGCTGCAGGTCGTGGAGTAATGGATTGGTTTAAACCCAATGATAGTGCAGCTAAGGAGTTCATGTCTTCCGAGGTTCTTATTAATGCTGATGCTGCTACTGCTACTCGGTTGTCTGAGATTGATACACAACGCATGTCTCTACAGGAAGAGCTGGCACAGGTATCTTCTGTTGCTCCTATTGATGAAGCACAACTCATCGAACAAAGCATCCGTATTGGTGACCTTGAAGCACAAATCAAAGGTCTTGATAGCGAGGCAGGTAAGCTCACCCAACAGTATGCTAACACTGGAGCTACAGACCTCACTGAGAGCCCTCTAGAATCGTTTGTAGAGCGTCAACAGGTAAGCCGTGATAGTCAGATCGATGAGGTAGGTAAAGGGCGCCTTATGGACGATCCTAGTGGGGCTACAGGTACTGATCCTATGATCACTCCTTCTATGTTCCCTGAGGGTTCTACTGCTGCTCTTAGCATCCCTCCTGGCAATATTGCCCGTAACATGGCAGACACTACTGCTATCAAGATGGGTAACACTAGTGGTTCTCCTGCTCCTATCCTTTCTGAACGTGCTTACTATGACCTCAGTAAAGGTAATGCTGTATCCCGTAACCTTATTGAAGACCTAGCTGAAGGCACTCGTGCTACTGGTAACTTTGATGCTATCGTTGACGGCTTCAGGTACACCAAAGCTCAAATGAGTGATGGTGCCTGGAAGATCTATAACGACATCATTGGTACTGATAAGGTATCTGATCTTAAGAACCTATTCCTTAACAACCGTGATGTAAAAACCCTTCTTGATGGTCGTTCTATTAAGTATGTCAACGATGTTCAAGCAGAAGCCATTGGCTATGCTATGCGTGAACTGACTGATAAGTACATCGGTCAAATCGTTACTGAAACATCAGCTCGTGCTATGGATACTGTAGGACGTGAAGTAGCAGATATTGCTGAGGGCTATAAGGCATTCCCTGAGAGTGCTGACCTTGGCCGTACTACTGAGATGCTTGGTGATCGCCTTGCCTTCCTTATGGAAGAGTATGCACTTAATAAGTACATCGCTGGTTGGGCACTTAAGAACCAAGATCGTTGGCAGAAGTTCCTTAAGGAGTCACCTGATAAGGAGACTGCTATTAGACAGATTACTGAACAGTTTGACCTTAAGGTACAAGAGAAGAACGTCCAAGCCCAAGGCTATCGGGATATGATTCGTACTATTGCTAGGGATCGTCCTGATGCTGCTCAACCTTTGATTGATGCCTTTGCATTAACTAGGGGTGATGTAGATTCCCTTGACAAGTTGATGAAGTGGAGTGCTAAGCAACTTAGCCCAGTTGGTCTTCTTAAGAGTGGTGATGAAGGTCTGAATGCCTTTGCACAAGGTGTGTGGGCAGTACGTTACAACAACATGTTGTCTGGTATCTCAGCTCTCAAAGCTATTACTGGTAACACTGTTGCACTTACCCTACGTGCTAATAACGCCTTCCTTGGTACTGGTATTGGTGCCTTGATGGGTCGTAACACTGTTGATGATCTCCGTAAGGCTACCCATGTCTACGGTTCATTCTGGCAAGTTAATAAGCGTGCATTGAATGACTCCTGGGATACCTTTAAGCGTACCTGGAATAACGGTAAGTGGGGTAATGATGCTACTACTGACTTCCGTGAACTAGCACGTGAAGACCTTGTTACTGACTATAACCCTAACCTTTGGGATACCTTAGCCGATATGGAACAGGTATGGGAAAAGGATGGTAACTGGGGTCGTCTTGCTCAGTATCGCTTTGCTAGGTTCATGTATGACCTTGGTAACTGGCGGTGGTTTAAGTACGGTACTAATGCTATGATTAGTGCTGACTCCTTTGTACAGACTACTGTAGCCTCTCAGATGGCTCGTGCTAGGGCATGGGATGAAGTATCTAGTATTGGTTATAAAGGAGCTGAACTAGCCCAACAACTAGCTAAGGCTGAGAAGATGGCTTATGATGAGTCCTTCGATGCTCTTGGTAACTTGACTGATGCTGCTGCTAAGAATGCTGCTGGAGAGATGGCACTGAACTTGGATGATGAGACTGCTGCGTGGTTGACTCGTGGTGTTAACAAGCTTCCTATCCTCAAGCCATTCTTCATGTTCCCTAAGACTGGTGTTAATGGTGTTAAGATGGCAATGTCTTATACTCCTATCGCCACTCTACCTGGTATGAACAGGTACTCAAAAGTACTGTGGGCTGGTGATGACATCGACAAGATTAAAGAAGCTCTCATGGAGCACGGTATTGCGTATGATGGTGTACCTAATGGTATGGCTATCTTCAAGGGTCTTGAGGCTGAATACCGTGGTCGTGTAGCCTTTGGTGCACTGCTGTCTTCCTCTATGCTTGGACATGCCTTGGCTGGTAACATCCGTGGTAACGGTCCTGTTAATGCAGGTGAACGTAAGAAGCTTCGTGATAACTTTGGGTGGCAACCTAAGACAATCAACATTGGT